TATATATTAGAGTCGACTCGTACAACTTTACCATCCTGAGGAAATTCATTCCAATCACTTTGTGTGACAGTGTTAAACCCCATCTCTTTTACCATACCCATATCAGCAGTCCACTCAGCACAAATTGCTGGTTGAATACCATAAGATATAAATGTTAGATTACGGGATTTAAATTCTTCTAAGTCTTTTAGATTCAAAGCACCACTCGCATAATTTCTAGCGTTTGGTATTGTTTTAGGGGCAACGATTTCTCCAGTAATCTGTTTGACACCTTTACTCCATATTTTATTTGGCACTAAAGACTTAATTTTATCAGTAATATCTAGACCTGCTTTACCATCTCCACGAGTGAGTGCCTGAGTTAGTACGCCATCTATATAAGTTATAGACACAGCTGCACCATCCATCTTGGCAGTCATTATGTGTGGTTGATTAGTGTCCCAATTAGGTTCTTCATCTTCGCCTACAAAGACTTTCTGAAGTGAATACATTGGGAAGGGGTGTTTAAATCTTTCCTCTGTGACATCATACCCAACTTTATTTTCAAGTTCGGTATTTTCCACGAGTCTATCATATACTTCGTCAGGCAATATTGGATTGCCTTCTGCATACTTTTGATTACACAATTCTAGGTATTCTGTCTTGTTCATATGAATATTATACAGAATTTTTAAGGATTTGTCAAGGACTATTTTTTGATGCTATAGGTATATCTTGTCTAACACTTCTTTGAAATGAGTTTCTAGTACTCCTTTGACTTCTGATATAGAAAGTATCTCTACTAATGCCTCAAACAGTCCGCGACTATTATCAAAATCTAAAGGCATGGCAATGCCGTCCCTTGTTGGTTTCCATTCTTCGTCAAAGTCTTGATAGTACTTTCTTATATGTAGATACTCTGTTCCACGAAAAGTATTGACCATAACAAAGATTTTTTCATGTTTAGCTTCGTTATAGCCTATTTCTTTTTCGTAAACAGGTGCTGCGTTATGTAGTTCTATCATTTTTCAAAATCCTCGCTAGAGGAAGGATAGAAGTTACACTTTCAGGAGATAATAATCTATAAGAATCAGTGTCCCAACAAAACAATAATACTTGATTATTATTCGGCTTTGCTCTGTTTCTTTTCTCCTGTATATATTTATTATCAAAGTCTCTAGTACAGACATTATATTTCATTCTGCGACTATTCTGACTGCGATAAGTGACGACTGCATCACCAGCGTCATCAATTTTTTTAACAAAATCGTCTTTTTTCATGCGTTCCTTGTTGGTAGGTTAATATCTATTACCGTCCAATCATGGTATCGTCTTGCAAGGTCTTTCTGTTAGATGCAAAAAAGTGCGGGCAGTCCTAAGACTACCCACATTCCAGGGGTATTAATCGTTAAGTTTGTTGATTAGGTTAGTGAAGTATACTGCTGCTTTACCAGTTAATTTACTGATGATAGCACTGTCTGCTTCTTCGCCTGCATCACTAATAGCTTGAGTTAATCCATCTTGTGCTGCTGCAACATTGACTCTGCCGCCGCCTCCACCTGATGAAGATTTAACTGCTGGAGTTTTCTTAACATAAACTCCTGCTTTAGTAAGAATCATTCTGACACCATTTGGGCTCTCGCCTAATTCTTCAGCAATATTCTTAACAATCTCCATGCTATTTTCTGGAGTTGGTTCTTCCGCAGTATACATTTCAACTGCTTGTTCTTTACTTTCGTCTGTCCACGCCATAGTTCTTTTCCTTTTTAGTTTATAGTTTTGTTTATATTCGGCAAGAGTATAAGTACTACGGTAGCCAGGACACCAACCTGTGGTTTCTAGCATTTGTGTGTAATACCTGTCGCTCATTGCTTATTTCCTTATTATAAATATATTATATCCGAATTTTGAGCACGAGTCAAGAACTATTTTTTAATAGCTATATCCGAAGTGGTTAATCTCATCGTGATATAATTGATATATCAAAGTTATACTCTTCATTGTATACCAATTCTTATAGTCCGATATACTTTTTAGACCTGTCATAACTGATGTATCTTTTGGATGTAAGTTTAACATATCCAATTCATTTTTCCAATCTTTAAAATCAACGAAATGAGTACAGTTTTTATAAAGTTCTTTTTGAGAAAGTAAGTTTCCTTCTACTAACCACTTATCAAATCCTATGTAATCAAAACTATTTAAATAGCACGATACGGCTCTTTCATAAGTATCTCTAACTACTGCTATATCTTCTCCATCATAAGTTAGTATTAAAGATTGACTCATTTTCTTAGTAGACTTTGCAAAGCTTTTAATTTATCTTTTGCTTCTGCAAGTTGACCTACCCATTTGTCAAACTCAGGTAATATTTCAGAGTGTTCTCCGATACCTACTGAGTTTTGGAAATAAGTTTGTAAAACTGCTTCTGCTTCTAATATTTGAGCATTATACTTAGCTGCTAATGCTTCAAAATAAGGGTTGCCTCTATACATTTTATTCTCCTAATAATCCTCTCAGAAAACTATTCTGAAATCTTAATTTATGTACATCACTCATCATTGGTAGTAATAGTACAGGTACTAAAATTAATACCAATACTCCCAACACAATTCCAGTGATGTATTTATGTTGTATGACCATATTGTTTTTTGGTATTAATAACCACATTGGTTTAAATATAGTCCATAGTTGTATAAGCCATGCAGATAACCACATAGCAATTATGTATTCCATAATTTTCCTTTTTACAAATACTCTCGTAAATGTCTTAGACTACCCAACTCGTATGAAGCTAAACAATATTGTTTACCAGCATGCTCTAAGTGTGGGAAGTACGTATCTTTTAAATCATCTTGTGTGCACTCTATTGTATTTACTAAGTACACTTTATAGCCTCTTTCTGTCGCCTGTTCAGGTCTTAGTTCTCTTTGGACTATAGCAGGGTAATTTTGTTTGATTGCCCAAACTCTTTCTTCAGCTTCAAACTCTTCTGCTACACACTGTTCTGGTAACATAGCGTTTCTTCTTCCTTCATAGTCTGTCATTGAGAGCTTCTGAGGTACTCCAATTCTTTCAATGATACCTTTTACGAAAGCAGGAGAACGATACAATGCTTTTGCTATATCTGAAATATTACTTCCTTCTAAATACAAACCTACTGTAGTTTTAATCTCTTGTGGTGTTGCTGCTTTGCCTTTGTTCTGTGCTTTTCGTTTTGCACGAAACTCCATAGTCTCGTTAAATTCTGTTATAATGTTGCCTAATCTTGTTGTGTTGTAAGCAATATTTAATATACCACAGGCTTCCTTCTTGGTAATAGGTTTACTACCATCCGTTGGATTTAATAACTCAATTACCTTGGTTATATTCGCTTGTGTAATCTGTTCGTGTTTTTTTATTCTCATTTTCTACCCCTAGTAAAATTATTGCATAATGCAGAATCTTTAATAAGTCCTGCTCGTTTTTTCCATCTTTCTTTCCGTACCTCTGCGCATACTTTATAATGTTGCCTAGGCAGAAGCCCTCTCCATGACCAGCATCAAAGATGAACTCGGTTGACTGGATTTTATTCATACTGTAGTGACTATCGTATGACTTTAATATATGATTTTTTAGCATATTCAATGCTGTTCTTTCGTTAAACTTATCGTTGTTGTATTCTGTCATCTTTAATGTACTCTCTGTATTTGTTTTCTATTTCTAGTATTGCCATAAAAGTTTCTTGCTTTCTATGGGTTTTTGTTTTTAAACTGTCTGTAAACATAGGTTGAAATAAATGGACATCTTTATTTGACTCATGTGTTGTAGAACTAATAGATAAATATTGTTCTGTATGAGTGTTCCAATAATAGTTTTTCCATTTATGTTTCTTACCCCATAAATACCAGCAACTTTCATCACAATGATTGTTATCTAGCAATGAATATAACGCCCAGGCTTTGTAAGCATCTGTTTGTATTCCTTTAGGAGAAAAGCTAAATATATAAGATATATTCCAAGTATCATCACTCTCTAATAAATCTTGTAATTCCATATCTAATTCTTCTTCTATGTCCCAAGCATAAGTATGTGGGTGGAGTGTTTTTGCTCTACCTCTTTTGTGCATAAAGACATGAGATACATTTGGTATCTCTTTTCTAGCATAAGCCCATACGAAAGACTTAGGATTATTATTAATCAATTTTTTTATACTATGTAAAGGCTCTATTAAACTACCCCTGCTTCCTAAAAAGAACAGGTCTGCATCTAAAAAAGTTGCTTGTTTATAATCTTTAAGTAAACGATGGCATGCAATAACTTGTTTATAACAAGCTGCAGTTCCATTGACATATATTATGTCATGTTCAAACAATAAATGTTTTAGTTCTTGCTTTGCTTTTTCCCAAATTTTTGCTTCTGCAAACACCATGACTTTACAATCAGGCATTACTAATCTTAAACTCATTAAAGAGTATCTAAGATAAGTTAAATACATTTCATCTCCATATAATGTATAGATAAATGTATGATAAGTAGGTCTGTCCCATAATGTTTTAGTTATAGGTAAAGTCTTAAGTTCTTCGTAATGCTGTTCAGACCTTAATATATGGTCGCTCAGTATAGTTTTTTCAACATCTCTGACTTTATCTCCATCTGGTACTAACATTGTTCATACCCTTTTTCTACCCCTGATTTTTCAGCATAGAAAAAGAATATTTGTATCAATCTACCCGAGTATTTATCATACCCAAAACCTGCATTATAAGGTGCATGCCAATAAGTTGCTGGGTATACTACTATTCTATTATAGATATTATCTACATAGGTATGTAAGTCCCACTCTTCGTCTTCTTTGTGCTTCCACTCTCCTCTAAAACCTTTTGTTTTATTGTAAGAGTACTCTGGAGTTACCCAGTTTGAGTTATTTTTATTAGACCTAAACAAAGCTGTGCCGTGACCTCTAGGGGCATCGGGGGATAAATAACACACAGCAGCAAACATTTGGGAGTTTAATTCACTCCCTCGTTTCTTTTCATGATTACCTTTGTCCATGTGTACCCAGTTATCATATTTTTTGCCTTGAATATTAACTTCTTTACCTAAAGTAAATGATGCGTTACTATTATTTGTAGGAAATTGTACTATTTGTCTGTTGATTAATTTCTCTAATCTATTCTTACAATAAAGTCTATTCTGTGTAGAAAAAGAACCTAATGTTCTTTGACCTGCAAACATATTCTTATTACCTTTTTGCCCTGGATAGAAAAACATCTCAAGTGCACTTTTGCGCACCTCATCTGGGTTAGGATAAAAATCGTCTTCAATTACTATCATTTTAGTAATTCATCAACTACATCTATTCCGCCCTCTATCTTTGCAAGGTACTCTTTCTTGTCTGCTAACTTTTTCTCAAGTATGCCAATTTCAGCACTAACCTTTTCATGTTGTACTTGTAAGTTTTGTTTTACTACTTCTGCTTTTCCCATAACTTTTGGAGGCTCCTCTGCCACTGCTATTAATTCTGATAAGTTCATGATGAATGTCTCTTACCTTGCATCCTTACGCCATTGAGTAATTTATACTCTTCTCCGTTACTTTTTCTAATAACGATTGGTCTTTTAGTAAAATAAAGATTATTTAGTCTTTTCATTATCTCTTTATTTCTATCTTCTTCGCTCATTTCATCTGAAAAAACCATTGTCATTCCATTTACTTCTAGCTTCATTTTGCTGTTATCCTTTCCTCATAGTCGGCGTAATCTTCATTCCACCAATGAGGCTTGTCTCTGTGAGACCATGCTGCGAACGTAGCTTTGTCAAGATGATAATAGTCCCGATAGCTTTGTATCGGATTCTCATAGTCTTTCAACTCATCTGGCATTGCTAGTCCAAATTCTGTAAATCCAAGTCTGGGCATATTCTTTGGCTCAGGTAGTTTGTTTACTACTTCCACTATGGACTTGTGTTGTTTACCATAACGATAGTGGTACTCATCATTTAACGCGTTAGCGTAACAATGAGTCCACTCAAAGTTATCCAAGCTCGACCTAACCCATATTGTGCATGGATGATTATACATCATCGGCAAGTAGGGCGTGAGTGGTCGCTGGTCAAGCGGTAGGTGCTTAATCTTGGCTTTCTCACTATTTAGTACCTCACGTTCGTCCTTGTCAAGCGCACGGGGTACAAAACCTAGTTTGGCATCAATCCATATCGCAGTACATAAGAGTTGTGCTGCCTCGAGAGGCATCTTTACTATGTGCTTGTCGACATGATACTCTGCGCATTTGTCTAGGTCTTCATCTAAATAAAATAAATTCATTACGCAATCCAGCACTTATACTTTGGGCACTCGCCATTCTCTGGCTGTACAGTAGCTCCACAGTGTTCGCACTCTCCGTAATGGTATATGTCAAACTCTTTTGTTTCTGAGTTCCACATATTGACTGTTTTGTGTTCGTTTGTTTCTGTATTTTTCATATGTATATTATACTAAAATTATAACCATATGTCAAGTATTATTTTGTGATTTCTTACAATATGGACATTTAGTGCCAATGGGTGCATAAACTATATCACACACCCACTTGCAGTAGTGTTTCCACATTGTCTCCATGGTTTACTTGCTATTGATTTTGTCCTTGGCTGTACCAGCGTAAAGACCAAACCAAGCCGCACCTGCGCCAACAACGATACTAATCAAACCTGATTGTTCCATTGAAGGTTCTGGTAAATCCATAAACCATATTGTACATTTATAGAGTAGTACAATGTATACTGTTAGAAATAAACGAGGGAAGATTCTCCAAGCGTCTATCATTGAAGATAGCCAAATCCAGCGTTGCCACGGATTCTCAGGTTCTTTATCGTTTTCTAACTTTAATATTTCAGCTTTCAGATTACTGTTTTCGGTAACGAGTTCCATAAACTTATTAAGGTCTATCTCTACTTCATTCCTTGACATATCTCCTGAAAACTGATTACTTGGTTCTGCCATATTGTTCTCCTACGGCTTCCAATCATACCAATCTTTCCTTTTATAAGGCTTATCTCCTCTCTCTCGAAAGTGAAAGCTAATTGATATTCTTGGACTCAGGGTTTCTACCCTATGAAATTGCCCTTTTGGAATGTAAAGTAAATCACCTTCGTCAAGAACAAAACTGTCTAACAAGGTTGTACTATCTGGTCTGTACGGCATGCCCTTGTTATGAAACTCTTTGTATATAAACCACCTAATCTTACCCCTTACATGAAATAAAAAATTATCTGTGCTGTCTGAATGAATACTAAATACTTTTGCATCCTTTTGACTACTGCAATAAACATTTGCTTGCCCAATACCATAATGTTTTTCAAATTCTTGGCACTGTTTCCATAGTTTTTCATTTAGAAACTCACTGATGGTTAGTATAAAACTGTGTCCATCTTTCCACATTCTAAATAAATCTTCTCTGTTTTTAAATTCGGGGGATTTTTTCTTGCACCATTTGTTACCATCATGGTCAACTACTTGTAACTGTGGTGTTCTATCCCATTGGCTTATTTTGTATTGATTTAAATAATTGTCAAATTCTTTCCAACTAAAATAATCTTGAAATCTATCTTCAGATTTAATTACAAAATGTTTTTTACCTTTATACTCTTCGTAAAATTTGTCAACACCCATTGGGCCTAGTAACTCTTCAAATTTCAAGGTCTCTTACCTCGTCTACTAAACTCCACCAATAATCTGTTATATCTCTTCTTTTGTGGGTTGCTTTTGCACTCATCAAATAAGGACTATGCCAAGGTTGATAACTTAACGCAGTCAAATGTAAATGAAAAATATTGTCTAAAGGATACTCTGGCAGTGTATTATTTTTTTCATCATACTCTCCATCAGTAATATCTCCATCAAAACAATTCCATCTAGAGTCTAATCTAACTACTGCATTATTTTTTGATGCGTCGTTAGGGTCGCCTGCTTGGCGTATTCGCTCCATAAATATCCATTTAAAACTAGGTTGTACAGCTCCCCAACTATGGCACTCTTCCCAATTAAAGAACTTATGAGTCTGAGAGCAGTCCATCATCATCAT